TACCACAGCAAATATTAGATCAACCTACTGCAGGTACATCTGAATATAATCTATACAACGCTAGTGGAGATTGTGACGGCTATCTAGCTTTTAGCTACGGACAAAACCACGTTACAGATGTAGATATTTTAAAACCTCCACAAAGTTTTGTTTTAAAACCAGAAGTAGGGAAACTATATTTGTTTCCTAGCTGGTTACAACACATGGTTTACCCATTTCAGGGTAAAGGCGAAAGAAGAACAGTCGCTGCTAATCTCAACTGTTGGGATATTGTTGAGGAAGCAGCATAATGGCAAGAATAACTTTACACCAAGTGGCAACCGATTTAGCAAAACACCAAGCTGTTTCCACAGCGCGGTGGTTAGAGATACTTAATCGTGTTAAAAGAATAGAAGTGTTTATTGTTACAACATTAGTTACATTATTACTAACAATAGGCAGTATTTTAAAAGATCAACTTTTTTAAAGGAGATTAATATGTTTTGGACAATTTTAAATATAATCGTTTGGGTGATTGCTATTGCATCATTGCTTTCAGCACTGTCCCCGATCACAAAAACAACAAAGGACGATGCCTTTGTTAAGAAAATTTTTGGTAAATTACAATCAGTTGTAGATATTTGCGCGCTTAATGTAGGTAAAGTAAGAAAGCGTTTTAAAGAATAATGCAAGATGCCTTTACAAAAATTTATATTCAAACCCGGAATTAATAAAGAAGGAACTGACTATTCTAACGAAGGTGGTTGGTTTGATTCTAATTTAGTTCGTTTTCGTAAAGGTCTTCCTGAAAAGATAGGCGGTTGGGCGAAGAACACCACCAATACATTTAAATCTACTTGTAGAGCACTACACGCTTGGGTAGATTTAGAAATAACACGTTACTTAGGAATAGGTACAACGTGGAAGTATTATGTGCAACAGGGGGATAGTTTTAATGATATAACCCCTATCAGAAAAACTTCCACTAATAGTATCACCTTTGCCGCAACTGATGGTTCTTCTACAATAACGGCAACTGATTCTTCCCATGGAGCAGCTATTAATGATTTTGTAACTATTAGCGGTGCTGTTAGTTTAGGAGGACTTGTAACTGCAAATGTTTTAAATCAAGAATATCAGATAGTTACTATTCCTAGTACCAACACATACACATTTGTAGCTAAAGATACAGATGGAGATGAAGTTACAGCAAATGGTAGTGATTCAGGTAATGGTGGCTCTGGTGTTGATGGAGAGTATCAAATTAACGTAGGGTTAGATACTTATGTAGCTTCTAGTGGTTGGGGAGCAGGTTTATGGGGCGGAGGGACATTTGGTTCCGTGAGTGGTCTTTCTGATTCAAATCAATTAAGATCATGGTCTCATGATAACTTTGGAGAAGATTTAATTATCAATGTTAGAGCAGGGGGTATCTATTATTGGGACGAGTCTTCTGGGCTCTCTACAAGAGCCGTAGCGTTAAGTTCTTTAAGCGGGGCTAACCTTACCCCTACAAAAGCGTTATTTACGCTAGTAAGTGATATAGATAGGCATATTATCTGTTTTGGAGCGGATCCTATATCAGGGAGTTCTAGGACAGGAGCAATAGACCCTATGTTTATCGCTTGGTCTGATCAGGAAAACGCAGCAGAATGGGAGCCTAAATCGACTAATACATCAGGATCTTTTAGACTATCTGCAGGAACCAGTATTATTGGAGCTTTAAGAGCTAGACAAGAAACATTAGTTTGGACAGATACTTCTATGTATTCTATGTCCTTTATAGGACAACCCTTCACATTTGGAGTTAACTTAGTTAATGAAGGTGTAGGATTAATAGGTCCTAATGCAGCAGTTAATACGCCGAAAGGTGTGTTTTGGATGGATAAGAAAGGGTTTTACAGTTATACTGGAAACGTTAGTATTTTACCCTGCACTGTGCTGTATTACGTGCTCAGTGATCTTAATGAAGGACAAGCTTATCAGGTTTTTGCATTCTTAAACAAACAATTTGATGAAGCAGGGTGGTTTTATTGTTCTGAAGGTTCTTCTGTTCCTGATAAATATGTCGTATACAACTATGAAGAAGGTTTTTGGTCTATTGGAGAATTAACTAGGACAGCTTGGTTAGATGAAGGTGTTTTTGATAATCCTTTAGCTACTTACACAACGTCTGATGTTGGGTATCTCTACAATCAAGAAACAGGTAATAATGCTGATGGTTCTCCTATGGATAATGTTTATATAGAGTCTAGTGATTTTGATCTAGACGAAGGAGAACAATATCAACTTATTAGAAGAATTATTCCTGACGTTAAATTCACCGGAGATGGTGGAACAGGGCAAACTATTAATTTTGTTGTGAAAACAAGGAACTATCCCGGAGAGAGTTTAACCACTTCAGCAACAAATACTTGCACCTCCACCACCACTCGTATAGACACAAGAGTTAGAGCCAGACAAGCTGTTTTACGAATAGAGTCAGATGATGATGGATCAACATCAAGTAGAACAGGTGTTGGGTTTAGGGTAGGTGCAACTCGTATGGACTTAATTCCAAGCGGTAGACGGTAATGGCAAAAATACTAGAAACTAAACTCCCCTTTGCTTCTGGAGAACTTTCTCCTGAAACATTCAATCGTTTGGTCAGGGTATTAGAGCTTAGTTTAGGTAAAGTTGATGTCGATTCAACTAATTCAGTAAATGAAACTCAAAGAAACGAGAACCAATTTCAAGATGGAGATATTATTTGGAACTTATCAACAAGTCAAATACAGTTATGGAATGGAAAACAGTGGGTTGATATATACACAGGAACAGAAAGAGGAGTGCAAGGCACCTCAGGTATAGGTAAACTAACAGTTTCTACTAACGGAGCTATGGAGGTTCCGATTTTATGAATATAGAAAAATTAAGAAAAGAACTTACAGTAGACGAAGGGTGTATTGATAAAATATATTTAGATCATCTTGGCTACCCTACACTTGGAATAGGTCATTTGATAACTAAAGATGATCCAGAATACGGGCTTCCTGTCGATTATTCTATTTCTCAAGAAAGGATAGAAGAATGTTTCGGTGATGATATTGAAGGTGTTTTGACCGACTTAGATAGAAATATCTCTTGGTGGGTGGGGTTATGTGAAGACCATCAAAGAGTTTTAGCTAACATGGCGTTTAATTTAGGCATAAACAGATTATTGAAATTTAAGAAATTTTTAGCAGCCCTGCAAGAACATGACTTTGAAACCGCAGCAGTTGAGATGATGGACAGCAAATGGGCTACTCAAGTTGGTCCAAGAGCAACTAGACTAAGAGATAGAATACTAAAAGGAAATGAAGATGTATGAATATAAATGTAAAGTAACGAGAGTAGTAGATGGAGATACTATAGACGCTTTAATTGATTTAGGGTTTGATGTTAAATACAACTCTAGAGTACGTTTATATGGAATAGATACTCCTGAATCCCGTACTAGAGATAAAGACGAAAAGGTTAGAGGTAAACTCGCTTCTGCGTTTCTTAAAGAAGCCGTAGATAATGGTAAAACAGTAGTATTACGAACAAAATTATCCGATTCCAGAGGAAAATTTGGCAGAGTACTGGCTTCTGTGATAGTAGATGAAGTAGATATAAATCAAGCTATGATAGAAAACTATCTGGCTGTAGCTTATTTCGGTCAATCTAAAGACGACATAGAATCTGAACATCTAGTAAATAGGGAAAAATTAATAGAGCTAGGTAAATTTGATCCATCAACTGTAGGGAAGTGATATGGAAGGAAATATTAAAAAGAAAATTGAGTTAGAGGTGGAAGTAGGAACTACTCATGTTGAAAGAGGCATTAACCCATATCAAAAATGGATTCATCTAGCCAAAGCCATAGATGCATGGCGCATATTTCCTCGTATGTTTTTAAGTGTTTATATATTTTTACTTTATTATTCAGTAATGTGGTTTATGGATTTACCAGAACCATCACTTGAGCAATCAGGTCTTATATCAATAATTGTTGGTGCAGGTGCTGCTTGGTTTGGGTTATATGCAGGTAGTGCAAGCTCTAGCAAGAACTTTAAAGGCGAAGAATAACAATGAGAGTATACATCACAGAATTCAAAATAGGAGAGAAAACTTATGAAGGTCCAACAGTGGTTGCTTCAAGTTTTGATGATGCTGAGACTAAAGCAAAACATTATGGTTGTGATGTTGTAGGAATTCTCGATGTAGTAGTTACCGATGAGAACGAAGATCAATGGAAAAGGGTTTTACACTAATAGCTGAGCTTGGGCTCCCTGTAGCGGGAGGGTTAACTATGGCTTATTTTATTTTCCTTGTTATGAAACAGCTGATGGATGGTCTTGTAGGAGAAATACAAACTGTTCAAGCGATATCTAAAATGCTCATTACTCGAGCGGCAACCATGAATAACGATATGATAAGGATAGATACTAGTGTTTCTAGTGCCTTAAACCTATCCCCT